TGTGAAATTTTAAATAATATTGCAGAAAAAGTCGCCAAACAACCCCAGCTCACGATTCCGAAAAGCATTGCGGATGATAAAGTTGTGAAATATGCAGTAGAACATCCAAACTTAGCTAGATTTGTAATAAACGACATTTTAGAAGGTTTAGCTATTGATGAGTATCCTATTGATTATGAAAATGTCATAAAGTGGATTAAACCTCTTATTAATGTTGATAGGGATAAACTAAACGTTATATTGGCCTACCTCGCAGGCAAATCCCTCGGAGTTGATTTAGTGAAAGTGGGGGAGGGATGACAACAGAGGAAATAGTACAAAACTACCAAATAAAATTGTTAAAGATTATATTCAAAGAAATTGATAGTCTGATGACAAAAAAAGAAAATGCAGATATTAACGCACATAAACTTGCTGAAAATGGGAACTCTGTCAGAACATCGGCGTATTGGAAATCAGTAGGGAATGCAGAGTTTTACATTAAAGAAACTTACCAAAAGTTGAGTGCTTTAGCAGAAATGGATAGACTTTTCCGCTGGTCGGAACGTCTGCACCAAGAACAATTAAAATTTATAAAAAAGTATCCAAGAGTTATGGAGAAATACCGACAAACTAATATCGCTGGTCAATGACTGGTGGGGAGGGATTGAATGAAAGAATATTTGGTAATTGAAAATCATATAGATGGAGAGTTTCATCTGATGTCAGAAGATACTCCAGAAGAAGAATTAGGAGAAGTTGAAGCTCCTTGTGAGATGTGTGGAGACCATGATTCAATTATTGGTCAGTTTTCAGACTGGAAGCAACTTAAAAAAGAAATGACTGATGATGAAGGTTGGTGTCCATATTCAGATGAATATTTGCAATCAGTATTTGAGGAGGACAACCAATGAAACTTTTGTGTAAGCTGTTCGGGCATAAGTGGGAACCAGTGCCATTTACAATGACTAGAGATTACTGTGAGAGATGCTTTATTGAAAAAGAAAATCCTCACGGTTGTATTACTGGCAATTTCAACCGCTCAGACCTTGACGAGTCTAGCGGTAGCCACGTTAAATGGCTTGATAAACATATGGATTGAACGCAAAAAAAGTCCAAGTAATCACGATTACGAAGACCTTTAATAAATTATTATTTTTTGATTTTTTTGTTGAACAAGAAAAGTGAAAAACGAATAATCGCAGAAATGGCAACAAGTACTATTGATACAACATTAAGCCTGTCAACTGTCACATTAATAAGGCAATACAAAACAGCTACTAAAACAATAGTGAAAAAAAATAAAACAAATCCATCTTTTGTATTAAATGAACTTTGGAATGATTTATTTTTTTTAAGTGCAGTGATATATATCCAAGATAGGCCTAATGAAAATAAAAAATATCCCAAAATATTAAGTAAGCTCATTGTAAATACTTCAGGTATAGCTTTCACAACTTTGTCTATTGCGGAGTTGATAACAGGTTTTGGCATAAAAAATAAGCCTAAAATTATTGCTAAGATTGATAGCGCTATGCTAATAGTTTTTGAATTTTTCTTCATGAAGTCTCCTGAGTTTCTAATTTTACACATGTTCAATAATGAAATATCAACAAAAGCCCGAACTGACCAGGTTCGTGCGAAATAAAAGAACAATATTACTGATTTTTATTTTGTGGTCACACATATTATATCACACATACTGAGCTAGGAACTCGCTAAACTCAACTGGAGGAGAAAATGACATTAATTGATGAAATTAAATCATCTCAAAAAGAATCTCACGAAAAATGGTTTGAGAGATGGTACAAAAAAGCAAATTTAGAAAATAATATCAGGATTTCAGCCGAAAAAGGATACACAGGTTTTAGAATTCAAGTAAGCGATCAGTATGATAGTTATTTAAGGTTGAGACTAGGAAATAAAGAAACTATTTCTCTTTTAAAAGAAAAGCTCGGTGATGGTTTTAGCATAGCATTTAGAGAAATTCACGGAGAGAATTTTTTAGGAATTAAGACTTATAAATCATTCATTCAGATTTTATGGTAAACAAAAAAGCCCACGGCAATGGGCTTTCTCAAAGGATTTATCTAACTTAATTATACCACAAAAGGAGATTTTGATGAATGGCAGATAAGTTAGATAGAATTATTGGAGATTACGTAAATGTCAGACTTGAAGCTAGAATAAAATCAATTGAAAGCAGATATCTTTATAAGCAAAAAGTAGATAACTTAGGCATTCGTACAGCTTACTCTGGTGGTTCTGAACCTGAAAGTCACGTCTTGAATAAAGAAGCACTTGAAAATGATGAGGAATTAATCAGATTAAGAGAATTAATAAGACAAATCGACATCTGGTATCTACCTTTGATTCAAGTTGAAAAGGAGGTAATAAGACTAAAATGTGAAGGATATAATGGCAGATACTGGTATCAAGTAATGCAAGAATTGGATGTTCAAGGATTTGAAGTTCCACAGAAGAAAGCTAAAGCTGCTTATTACAAATTTAGAAATGACATCTATTCTTTTGTTATTCACTTAATTTGAGAGGGACAAAATAGGCAAAAAAAGAATCGAAATTGCCTAAAATTGGCACCTCAACCCTTGTTTTTGCTGATATACTTGTATCATGAAGTAAAAGGCAAAAGCACAAATATCATAAGTATCGGTTTGAATTTGCTTCATAAGCTTGTTAGGGTTCGACTCCCTGACTTGCTATTTTATTACAGGTTGTCCATTGGGCAGCCTTTTATTGTCGGAGAAAGGTGGTGGAAAATGAGTAAATTAAATCTTAAGCAACAAGCATTTGCTGATGAGTACATCATCACAGGTAATGCTTATCAATCAGCTTTAAAAGCAGGATACAAAGAGAATTATGCAAAAAATGCTCAAGAGAAATTGGTGGAAAAAGGTGGAAAAGTCTCTGAGTATATCAAAAATAAGCTGAAAGAGATTCAACTGGAGCGCCATTTGACAATGGAAGAAGCCTTAGCTATTACAGCTTCTATTGCAAAGGGAGAACCACAGCGATTTGAAAAAGTGCTACGTGATCCTGAAACAAATGAAATTATTGAGCGTGAAGTGAGTGAGTATTCAGCAGGTTTTAAAGAGAGAAATCAAGCATTAGAACACTTCTATAAAATTAATGCAGCATTTATTGACAAACAACAAATAGAAGTGACTGAAACTCCTGTGTTCGTTGATGACTTAGGTGATGACGATGGCTAAATTATCTGAGTTCATTCCTAAAGCATTTGCATCTACTTGGCGAGCTGCTTTAAATAGTAATATCTTAAATATTGTTGAAAAAGGTGGGCGTGGTTCAGGTAAATCATCTGATATTGCACATATTATTACTCAATTGTTAATGAGATATGCGGTTAATGCAGTTGGTATTCGTTATGTTGATAATACGTTAGAGCAGTCAATCTATGAGCAAATGAAGTGGGCTATCGAAGAACAGGGCGTGACTCATTTATTTAAGTTCAATAAGTCACCATTGAGAATTACTTATATTCCACGTGGAAACTATATGATATTCAGAGGGGCACAAAACCCTGAACGAATTAAGTCATTAAAAGATAGTAAGTTTCCTTTTGCAATTGGTTGGATTGAAGAATTAGCAGAATTTAAAAGCGAAGATGAAGTAACAACTATCACTAACTCGCTTCTACGTGGGGAATTGGATGATGGTCTTTTTTATAAGTTTTTCTATTCCTATAACCCACCGAAGCGTAAACAATCATGGGTAAATAAGAAATATGAATCATCATTTCAACCAGCTAATACTTTTGTTCATCATTCTACTTATCATGATAACCCGTTTATTTCTAAAGAGTTCATAGAGGAAGCTGAAGCAACGAAAGCTAGAAGTGAAAGGCGCTATGATTGGGAATATTTAGGAAAAGCAATTGGTTCTGGAGTTGTACCGTTTGATAATTTACAAGTTGTGCCTGGTTCAATTACTGATGATATGGTTGCAAACTTTGATAATATCCGCAATGCAGTTGACTTTGGTTATGCTACTGACCCACTAGCTCATGTAAGGTGGCAATACGACAAGAAAAAGAATGGAATATATGCAATTGATGAACTTTATGGTCAAAAAATAAGTAATAGAGAGTATGGGAAATGGTTGCACAAGAAAAATTATTCTAGTGATACAATATTTGCTGATTCTGCTGAACCTAAGAGCATAGCTGAACTTAAGACTGAACACAACGTTCCACACATTAAAGGTGTTAAAAAAGGACCTGATAGTGTTGAATATGGCGAACAATGGCTTGATGATTTAGATTTTATCTGTATTGACCCACGAAGAACTCCTAAAATAGCTTGGGAGTTTGAAAACATAGACTATCAAGTGGATAAAGATGGTAATCCTAAACCAAGGTTAGAAGATAAGGATAACCATACGATAGATGCTACAAGATATGCTTTTAGTGAAGATATGAGAAATGTTAAGACCACGATTGCTTCTAAGGCAAGTTTTGGTTTTTATTAAAGGAGAAACATGGCAATTAAAATAAATAGAGAGATGGCAGGTGACTTAAATAATCCTTCTTCTGAATTGCTTAATCATTGTATTAATCAGCACCAAAGTGATTTTTGGCGTTTGGAAAAACTATCTGATTATTATGATGGTAAGCAAGATATTTTAAAACGAACAAAAGATAGTGCTGCAGCACCTAATAATAAAGTTGTTGTCAATCACGCAAAGTATGTAACTGATATGAATGTTGGTTTCATGGTAGGAAATCCAGTCGCTTATACAAGCAGCGATGACATCCAATCTATTCTTGATGCTTATACAAAAGTTGATATTGTTTCTCATGATACTGAACTTGAAAAAGATTTGTCAGTATTTGGGATAGGTTATGAATTGATTTATATGAATCAAGAACCACAAACTGGGAAAGTATTTGCTGATATTAAATGTATTGATCCACGAGGGATATTCATCGTTACGGATGATACGATTGATACCAATCCTTTATTTGCAGTACATTATCAACCAGTATATAACCTTCAAGGAGCTGTTGATTATTATCTTGTTAAGTACTATAACGACAATAGAGTATTGACATATAGAGCGGCTTCTATTGGTTTCGGAGACTATCAATTAATTAAAGCACTACCACATTATTTCAAGGCGGTACCTGTTATTGAATACCGTAACAACGAAGAACGACAAGGAGATTTTGAGCAAGCAATTAGTTTAATTGATGCCTATAACTTGCTTCAGTCTGACAGATTGAACGATAAAGAAGCTTTTGTGGATGCTATTTTGGTTATCTTGGGATTTGACTTAAGAGATGGAGATGGTGAGCGTTTAGCAAAAGAAAGACTGTTAATTAATACAAATGCTCCAGGTGAAAGTAGCGTAAGTTATTTAACAAAAACAATGGACGAAAGTTCAGTAGCAATACTACGGGATGCAATACTTGAAGATATTCATAAAATGACTTATGTGCCCAATATGAATGATAAAAACTTCTCAGGAAATGTTTCAGGCGAAGCAATGAAATACAAACTCTTTGGCTTACTACAACTTATGTCAGTGAAGTCAAGATACATGATAAAAGGACTTAGACAACGTTTGATTCTCTTTGCCAATTATTTAGAGATTGGCAATAACAATGTTGATATTGACGGTATTAAGATTAAACTCAAACCTAATTTGCCAATCAATACAACTGACATTGTTAATCAAATCGTTCAGGCACATCAAGCAGGAATTCTACCTCTTAAAGTCTTGCTTTCATGGCTTCCAGATATTGATAATGTCGATGAAGTTCTTGAACAGTTACAAGAGGAAAAAGAGGAGGCTATCGAAATGAATCAGAAAGCTATGGGCGTTCAGTCAGAAGAAAGCCACTCTAATCTTGATGATCCACCTGATGAAAATGAGGAAGAAAATCAAGATAACAACAATAACCAGTCTGAGAATCAGACCAATCAAAAAGGAGACCAAGAAAATGGCCAAAACAAAAACAACAAAAAACAAAACTCAAAAAACTAATGCTAAAGCAGCAAAAACTCCAAAAGTAACTAAAACTAAGGCAAAAACTGCTTCTAAAACAGCAACTACTAAAAAGAAAGTAGTCAAAAAACCAGCAGCAAAAACAAAAAAAGCTAAATAAATACAACTTTCAATAAGATATAGAAAGACATGGTAAATAAAATGGGATTTGAACTTAGTGATAAAACTATTGAAAAACTTAACATAATCGGCGAAGATTTCGCTAAACTCCTAACCGAACGAGCAGCTAAAGAGCAAAACGAATTGGCAGAAGCTTTTAGAGCCACTGCTATAAATGGAAAATCTCTTTATGATGAATGCTTAAAACAAGGATTCGATAAAGATGAAGCTATTAAATTTTCAGTTGGATTTCTTGTTGGTCTTTCGAAATGATTACTGCCAAATTCAAAAAGAAAAATAACCAAATTTATTGGTATCAAGTCACTGGCCATGCAGGCTTTGCAAATATTGGTAATGATATTGTATGTGCTGGGGTTTCTGCCTTATATATCACAGTTACAAACACACTGTTAGCCGCGGGAAGAACGTTTGAACGTGATGATGGCTATTTTGTACTTGATCCAACAGATAAAGAACTAGCAAGCCTTAAGATACTTTATGATGGAATAGTTTCAATAGCCGAACAATATCCTGAACATGTAATAGTAGAGGAGTAAAAAGAATGTCTGACTACTGGCAAAAAAGAGCGATTAAAGCCGAAAAGAAAGTAAATGACGGTGCTAAACAGCTTGAGGAAGTCGTAGCACAGGCATACAAACAAGCTCAATCATATTTAACAAAACAGATTGCTAAATTATTTAGTCGAACTAAGCAACAAACTGAACTGACAGATGATGAAGCCAAAAGAATGCTTAATGAAACTGTTCCTATTTCTGAATTAGTTGAGCTTAGGAGATTAGCTAAAGATATCAGTAATCCTGACTTGCAAAGAGAAGCTAAAAAGCGGCTCACAGGACTGGCACTTAAATCAAGAATTACTCGTGCAGAAGATTTAAAAGCAAAGTCTTATCTAGTAACAAAACAAATTGCAGATGTTCAGCTTGATAAGCAAACATCTTTTTATATTGATACGATAGATGAAGCTTACAAAGAAACTACTGCTGAAACAATTATTCGTGAAGCTCAAGCAAATGCAAAGAATGGCATTGTTAAAGAAGTTTGGAATAAGAAAGATTACAAGTTCAAAGAGTTATCTACGAAATCAGTTGAAAATATACTTGACAGTCACTGGCTAGGAAGTAACTACTCTAAAAGATTATGGGGAGATACTGAAGCCTTAGCCAAACGATTAGAACAGCTCTTCACGGTTGAAGCTTTAACTGGAATGAGTGAATTTCAGATGTCAAAGGCAATTGCTAGTGAATTTGACCGCTCAATGAACGTTGCTAGGCGTTTGATACGTACTGAAGCGAATTATATGGCGAACCAAGCAAAGCTCAAATCGTGGCAAAATAATGGCGTTGAAAAGTATCAAATCATTGCTATCTTAGATTTGAGAACATCGCAAATTTGTCGTCATAAAGATCATAAGATATTTCTAGTATCTGAAGCGGTTGTAAATGGTGCAGAAGGTACATATCCACCTTTTCATCCGTGGTGTCGTTCAGTTGCTTCAATGTATTCAGAACGACTAAATAACATAGTACGCAAAGCACTTGACCCTATCACTGGTAAAACATTTGATATTAAAGGAAGTACAACTTACAATGAATGGATGAGTAAATTAAAATCAATGCATCCAGATGTTGAATTTAAAAGTAGCGAATGAGGTGATCTAACATCTCGCAGTTATGCGTGAAATAACAACTACTTAAATACACAAAGCGTTTGTCACTGACAGGCGCTTTTCTTATGTCCAAGCGTGAAGACTTTAAAAGCTTCGGAAGTGCAAGCATTGAACCACTTAAAAAGCAATTGGAAAGGATTAATAACATGATTGAAAAATTACTTAAGTTCAACTTACAACGCTTTGCAGAAAATGGAGACCCACAGGACCCTGCAGAACCTGAAACTCCTCCTGAATTCAATGCTGACAGTTTGACTGATGAACAAGTTGCAGCAATCAAAGAAAAGTTTGGCCTTAAAGATGATACTGATGTTGATTCAATTGTTAAGTCTAAACGAAGTCGTTGGCAGAAGGAACTTGAAGAAGAAAAAAACGAAGCTGCTCGACTTGCCAAACTTTCGGAAGAAGAACGCCAACAAGCGCTGATTCAAAAAGAAAAAGATGACTTTGAACAAGAAAAAGCCGCCTTTCGTCAAGAACAGTTACTTGTAGAAAAAGGCAAACAACTTCAAGAAATTGGTATTCCAAGCGCTTTTGCTGCTCGTATTCAAGGAAACACTGCTGAGGAAGCTATTAAAGATGTCAAATCTTTCAAAGCTGAATGGGATAAAGCCTTAGAAGCAGCAGTTAATGAAAAACTCAAAGCTTCTGTTGATACTCCGCTTGGTGGAGGTGCCACACCAGGTAAACCAGTTGATATTTCAACCTTAACTTATGAAGAAGCGCTGGCACTGAAAAAAACAAATCCAAAAGCCTATGAACAGGCTACAAAATAAGGAGAAAAAAACATGAAAAACAAAAAACTAAAATTCAACTTGCAACGTTTTGCTGGCGATGTAGTAACGTTCTTGAACTCACAAGTTGATCCCGAAGTTATGGGGCAAATGGTAGCTGCTCAATTGCCTAAAGCTATTAAGTTCTCAGGAATTGCTCCAATTGATACAACCCTTGCTGGTCAACCTGGTTCAACAATTACATTGCCTAAATTTAAATATTCTGGTGATGCTAAAGTCGTTGCCGAAGGTGCTGCAATTCAAATGGACGAATTACAAACTGCAACTCAAACTGCCACAATCAAAAAAGTTGCTAAAGGGATGGCTATTACTGATGAAGCGGTACTTTCAGGATATGGAGACCCCGTTGGAGAGATTCAACGTCAAATCCGTATGGCAATCGCTTCTGCAGTTGACAATGAAATTGTAACTGTGGCTGATACTGCTAAATTAACGGTAACTGCTACCGTTGATTTGGGATTGATTGACAAACTAGAAAATACATTTGTTGAAGCTCCTGATGCACTTGAAGAACAAGGATTTACTCAAGGTGTGCTTTTTGTTTCATACAAAGATGCTGCAACTTTACGCCAAGCGGCTGGAGTTAACTGGACTCGTGCGTCTGAACTCGGAGATAATATCCTCGTATCTGGTGCGTTTGGTGAAGTCCTTGGTTGGACAATTGTTCGCTCTAAAAAAATCGCAGATGGTGCGCCAATTGCGGTTAAGCCTGGTGCAATGAAAACATTCTTAAAACGTGATGTTCTTGTTGAGTTTGACCGTGATATCACTAAGAAAGTGACGCAATTCACTGGCGATGAGCACTATGTTGTTGCCATCGTTGATGACACTAAAATCGTACGTGTAACAGCTCCACAAGGCTAATAAATGGCTAAATATAAAGTACTAGAGCGTTTCAGGGATATTGAAACCGAAGAACTTCACGAAGTTGGAAAAGTTGTTGAATATACGGTAAAACGTGCGTCCGAAATTCAAAACAATCTTAAGGAATTCGGTATCTCTTTTCTTGAACGAATTGAAGAGACTAAAGACAAGGAGTAATAATCTATGGACGATGATAAACTAAAGGACTCTATTAATCGCTTAAAAAGTGATTTGGAGATTGATGAAGTAAAGGCGACAAATTTAATCAATGATGCGGTTATTCTCGTCCTTGATTATACGAATCAGGATAAAATGTTGGATTCAATGTGGTTGTATGCTCGTCAGTTAGCCACAATTACTTTTAATCGTGAAAGTACAGAGGGAGAATCTAGTCGTTCAGAAGGCGGTATTTCTCAATCCTTTGTTGAAGATATTCCTTTAAATATCCAGCGTGGCTTGAATCGTTACCGACTCGGAAAGGTGGTTAGTTTTTATGCGCCTGATGAAACGTGACTTAAGAACGGTTTATTTGAAAAGGATAGACCCAAACAACACGCAAGATGAAGAGGGAAACGATCAAGTTATTTATCTTGCTCCAATTGCTCTTGAAATGAATATTCAGTCCGCAAGTGGTACTGTCAATGCCACAATTTACGGTTCAAAGCTTTCAAGCATGAAATCATGTAAATATCAAGGTGATGAGCTAAAAGAAGGTAGAGATGAAAACAGTGGCGTTTGCCTGTATGTTGATAAGGACAGTGACCCTGATTATAAAATCAAGTCGATTCAACCTTATTTTACACACATCAATGTGATGTTAGAAAGGAACGATGACATTGGGAGTTGAAATTAAAGGTTTGGACAGGCTTAAAAGAAAAATTAATGCCATGCCTAAAATCATAAATGACGCCGTGAATGATGCGACTTACGAAATCACAGAGTTGGTTCGTTCTGCAGCAGAATTAAGACTAGCTTCTAGTATGAAATTCAGTTCTGGAGAATTGATTGGAAGTTTAAAGACTGAGGTTGTAGAAAATGCGGAAGGTAAAATAGTTGGGCGTGTCTGGTCAGATAAAGCTCAAGCCATTTATCGTGAGTTTGGTACTGGCCCAAATGGGCAAGCAAGTTCTAAAGATTTACCAGAAGGTGTTAACCCAGTTTATACTCAAACTCGTTGGTTTATTCCAGCTGAGGAAGTTGGAATTGATTTGAATGAAATCTATGGAATGCCTAAGATTACTATTCAAGGCAAAGAATTCTACATCACAAGTGGTCAACCAGCAAGACCTTTCTTATATCCATCATTGAAAGAGATACTTCCGCAAATGCCTGAGATATACAAAGAGCATGTCCAAAAGAAATTGAGAGAACTTAAATAATGGAAAGAGTAAATATTAAAGTTGCTACTGTTTCCGTTTTAAGTGGTATATCTGAGATTAAAAAAGTAGCAACTGATTATCCGTCAACATGGAATGACTTTCCTACAGCTATTTACAGAACGGTTAATACGCCACATTTTGTAGATGGAAGAGGCGAGGAACTTCAAACAAAGTGGTCAATCACAATTGAATTATATTCTAAAAGTAGTTTGACCACTATCGTTAATAATATTATCGAACAATTTGGTGATATTGGTTTTACAGGCACGCAAAGAGATGCTAATACAGCAGATTTAAAGCGTGTCATTATTGAACTATCCGCAATCGTGGATAATAAAACAAAATACGTTTATTCAAAATAGGAGGAAATAAACATGGCAACAGTAGCAGGATTACTTTCAAAAGATACAGTCCTTTCTTATAAAGATGGCGCAACTTCAAAACCTGTCGCAGCAGTAAAATCTATCCCAGCAATGGGCTCTGACCCAGAAAAAGTAGATGTTACTCACTTAGGTTCAGCTAAGAAAGCATATATTGCAGGGATTCAGGATTCAGATAATTTGGAATTCGCAATCATTTATCAAGGAGACAACTTCAAAGATGTCGATACATTGGTAAAAGCTGGTAAGTCAGTAGATTGGACAGTGACTTATCCTGATGGTATGAAAGTCGACTTTACAGGTGAACCATCTTATAAATTTGACGGTGTCGAAGTCAACCAAGCACTTGGATTTAACTTAGTAGTGGTTGTATCAGCAGGCCCTAACTTTACACCAGCACCAGCTGGCAGTGGTCAATAATTTAGCAACTAAAGGTTAGTCAGAGCGGCTAGCCTTTTTATTTTTTATAAATATAGAAATCGGAGAAACAAAAATGACAAAAGAAAATATCGTAAAACTTCCTGGAACTAAACAATTTGAATTTGGTGGCTTAAATCTTCAATTGCGCTTGGATGGTAAATCTATTATTGCTATTGAAAAACGCTTGGACGAATCACTCATGGGACTTTTTGTAAATGGTCAAGGTGGTTTTAAACTGCCAGCAACTAACAAATTATTGGTAGTGCTTCAAGGTGCAAACCAAACAAGCCGAGTTTCTGATTCAGATTTAGTTAACGCTTTTGAACGTTTTGTTGAAGCAGGAAACACTACTTTTGATTTGTTCAATGCCATTCAAGAATTGCTTGATGAAGCGGGTTTTTTCGGCAAGGACAAGAAGGAAAACGAAGCGACAAATGGGGAATCTCTGGACAACGAACCAGAAGCACCGAGCGAACTCCTTTAAAAACCTACAATAATTTATCCAGCATGCTTGAGGATTTATACCCTCAGGCAGTTGAAGCTGGTATTTCTTCTACAGATTTTTGGGCAATGACTTTTGATGAAATCATGGTCCAAGTTGAAGCAAATAAAAAAAGGCATGAGAATAAACTAAAAGAAAAAGCCATGTTTGATTATTCTCAACAAAGGCTTGCTATCTATGCTTTTAATGATCCAAAGAATTTTCCTAAATATGAAGACGCCTACCCTTTCTTGAATCAACTCAAGGAAGAAGTAGAGCAAGCAGTATCTGAGGAAGAAGAAAAGAAACAAGCGATGCTTACTGACCAAGAAATCATGCGACAAAATGCAATGTTAATTCAGGAAACTCGTAAAAGAAAAAGTCAAAATAAAAATTAAAAAATATTGAATAGAAAAGGAGGTGAGAAATATGGAATTAGAAACGCTAGAGATACTGTTTGATGCAAATACTGCAAAAATGGATGAAGCGCTTAGTAAAGTTTTACCTCGTGTAGAAGCAATTATGTCAAAGTTTGAAAATATCACTGGCAAGTCTATGAAAAAGACCGAAGATAATCTGAATATTGATAAAGGTGCAACACAATTTGGCAAACAGTTAGAAAAAATGAATCAAACTTTTGAAAAGATGATGGGCCATCTTGAAAGTTCTTCTAAGAAGTCATCAGAAAGTATTGGAGATAATTTATCTACTGGATTTAAGAAAGCACGTCCTAAAGTATCAAAAGAAATTGATGCTATGCTAAATGAAATTAATGCAAAAATGGGTCAAGCTAAAGCTGCTCAAGAAAAAGTGGCTTATCTTAAATCACAGCGTCAAAGTTCTTCAGCAAAAGGAGATGGCGGTCAAACGGTCAAATATGATGACCAGATTGCACGGGCTCAGGCATCAATGGTTAAGTACCAAGACCAAGCAAAAAGTCTTGCTAGATCAATGAAGACTGAGTTTGATGCAGTTCCTTCGTCTTTAGAGCGAATTGCAAAAGTAATGGATGCCAATGAAGCTAAGTATTATACAATGCGTGAAAGTGTTCGAGCTTTACAAAAGGAATATCAATATCAATTGAAACCAGTCGGAAGCTTTGACAAAGGATTTAAAAATGTTGATACTCCAGATTCATTGAAAACTGCTCAAAAAATGCAAGCACAGTCTGACAAAATGCAGAAGTTAGCAAGTAGTAACGATGTTCTTCAAAAAGAATATCAAAGAACAGAAGAGCGTGCAGAATCATTGAGAAAGGCAATAGGACGAATTAATTCAGTTCTTAGTCAATCGTCAATGGCAACTGGAACAGCTGCGGCTGGGGCTAGTATGACAGGCTCAGGATTGAAACAATCTGAACGTGCTGTTTCTAAATATGGCGGAGTGTTCAACCGCATGTCAAACTCCATTTCTCACGGTGCTGGAGGAATTGGAAATGGATTGAAAAATTCATTTGGTATATTAGATAAATTTGGGAATCTCTTTTCGAGAAATTCAAATAAAGTCACACAAGGCACTCGTAGCATGTCTATGGGTAACAATGCTTTTCTTCAATCTATGAAATATTTGTTGCCTTCATTAATTGTTTATCAATTAATTGGTGGAGCAATAAGTAAGTTAGCTGGCGGAATGATGAGTGCATTGAAGACTAATGATCAGTTTTCTAACTCACTTAATCAGATTAAAGTCAACTTGATGACCGCATTCTATCCAATTTATAATGCGATTCTACCTGCCATCAATGCAATGATGAGCGCAATTGCCACATTAACTGGTCAATTAGCTTCGTTTATTGCTGGATTATTTGGGACTACTTATCAAGCTTCTAAAAAAGGAGCTGAGGGACTTTATAATAACGTTCAGGCAATGAATGATACGGGTTCATCTGCTTCCAAAGCGCAGAAAAAAGTTGATAAACTTCAACGTTCACTCATGGGCTTTGACGAGATTAATCGTATTGGTTTGCAAGATAAAACCGATGATGACACTGGCAAAAATAAAGATACAAAAGCGCCAGGTATTGATTTTGGGGCTGCGACTGGTAGTTATTCAACTCCTGCTTGGATGAAGAACATTCAAAATGTCATGAAAGACTTCTTCAAACCGTTTCAAGACGCATGGAAAAATCAAGGGCAAAATGTCATGGACTCTTGGAAATATGCTCTAGGCCAAATTATCGGATTAGCTGGTTCAATTGGTAAATCCTTTATGGAGGTCTGGACAAATGGAACAGGTCAGTTATTTATTGAAAATATATTGATTTTACTTGCGGATGTGCTTAACATTATCGGCGATATAGCCAAAGCATTTAAAGAAGCATGGAATGAAGATGGTAGAGGAACTGCCTTAATCCAATCTCTATTTGATGGGCTGAACAGAATATTAGAATTACTTCATTCAATCGCTAAATCATTTAGAGAAGCATGGAATGATGGAACTGGTAAAGAAATAGCAGCAAACCTCCTTGAGATATTCACCAATATTTTCAAAACGGTAGGTAATCTAGCAGAACAATTTAAAAAGGCGTGGGAAAAGGGAGATACTGGTAAGAAAATATTTTCTGATATCCTTAAAATAGTTAATAAATTACTAGGCCATCTAAATAACATGACTAAGGCTACAGCCGATTGGGCTAAGAAATTAGATTTTTCTCCATTACTTAAGGGAATAGAGAATTTATTAAAGAACTTAGAACCCCTCACTGATAATCTTGGTGCTGGATTAGAATGGTTTTATAAGAACGTTCTGTTACCTCTTGCAAGTTTTACAATTGAAGACTTAATACCAGCTTTTCTCAAAACTTTGTCAGGAGCGATTAATGTTGTTAATTCAGTAATTGATGCGCTTAAACCGCTTGGACAATGGCTGTGGGATAACTTCTTACAACCATTGGCTAAATGGACTGGCGGAGTGATCATTGATGTTATAAATGGTTTAGCAGATGCCTTAAAAGGAGTGAGCGATTGGATTGACAAGCATCAAACTACTGTCCAAGTATTCGCGACTATACTAGGGGCTTTTGCGGCAGCTTGGGGAATTGTAACTCTTGCTGTCGGAGCTTGGAATGTGATTGCAGGAATAGCAGCAGGAGTTACCACAGCCCTTGGTGCTGCGGTAGCGTTTTTAACAAGTCCGATAGGAATTGCGATTGTAGCCATTGGAGCTATTATAGCGATTGGTGTCTTAGTAGTTAAAAACTGGGATACTATAACAGAAGCAGCTGGTAAACTCGGAAAATGGATTTCCCAAAAATGGAATGATATTACTAAGGCTACCTCAGAAGCTTGGGATAATGTTAAAAAATGGACCTCTGATAAATGGAATGATGCAAAAAAATCAGTTAGTGATACAGCGGAATCCATTGGTAACAAAGTTTCTACGAAGTGGAACGATGTTAAAAAAGGAACTTCTGATGCCTGGGATAATGTTAAAAAATGGACTTCTGACAAGTGGAACGATACCAAGAAATCTGTTCACGATACTGCTGATTCAATTGGTTCAAAAATATCTAACAAATGGAACGAGATAAAAAGTGGTACCGGTAATGCCTGGGATAATGTGAAAAATTCTGTTACAAATGCCGCTAATAATGCAAAAAACAATGCATCCAATGCATGGTCTAGCATGAAAGATAAAATGGGTGGTTATGCCAACTCTATCAAATCTACAGCTAAGGGTGCATTTGACAATGTTGCTTCATGGGCTTCTGGAATGGGTAAGACAATAGGTTCTGGGCTTGAAAATGGAGTGAATGCAGTCAAAAGAGGTGCAGCCGCAATTGGTAATGGTATTGCTGGGGTCATTGGTGGTGCCGTTAATGGAGTTATTGACGGTATTAACTGGGTTCTTGGTAAAGTTGGTTCAGGTAATAGACTAGGTCACTGGAGTGTACCAAGATATGCTAACGGTACTGACGGTCACCCAGGAGGGCCAGCATTAGTAAATGATGGATCAGGTAGCCAATGGCAAGAAATGTATCGAACACCGGATGGTAAAACTGGGCTATTCCCTAAAGTGAGAAATCTCATGGTTGATTTACCAAAAGGAACCCAAGTACTGAGCGGTGCTAAAACTGCAAAAGCAATGTCAGGAATGCCTGCTTATGCAAATGGTATCGGTGATTGGATGGGCGAAAAATGGAACCAAGCCAAAGAAATGGTTGGCGATATTTGGGACTATGCCACTCACCCAGAAAAGATTTTAAACATTGCAATAAGTAAGTTTACTAATCTTTCTCAAGCAGTTGAACCTGCGTTATCTATTGCGACTGGTGGGATATCTACTATGGCTAATGGAGCGATGGGAATGATTGAAAAGGCATTCTCAGAAGGCTCAGAAAGCCCATCTGGTACTGGTGTCGAACGTTGGCGACCAGTTATTAAAAAAGCTCTATCAATGAACGGTGTATCGACTTCTGAAAACTATGTCAATGCTTGGTTAAGACAAGTACAAAGTGAATCAGGAGGTAATGAGAAAGCCGTCCAAGGTGGATATACTGATATTAATACGATTACTGGTGACTTGGCCAAAGGATTGTTACAAACCATCTCGGCCACATTCAATGCAAATAAATTCCCAGGGCATGGAAATATCTTTAACGGATATGATAATGCACTTGCTGCAATTCATTATGCAATGGGGCGTTACGGTGACCCTGGTATGCTTCAAGTGATTGGGCATGGACACGGTTATGCAAAAGGTACGCCATATGTTCCTGAAGATCAGTTAGCAATGATTCATGAAGGAGAAATGGTTGTTCCTGCTAAATATAATCCATATAACTCTATCAGTGATTTCAAATCATTTGAAACTTTGCAGTTGCCTGAAATGTTCACGGACAAACCAACTGATTACAGTAATTCTGGAAGCTTTGGTGGAGGTCAAGATGTTTCAAGCTATGGTTTGGCAAATATGAATGGTTCATTAACAAGTGCCATCATGTTGCTTGTTCAATCTTTAGGCGCACAAACTAGCCAAACTTCAAATGGAGATATTGTGATAAATATCGGAGGCAGAGAGTTTGGGCGAATTGCAGTGTCAGAAATCAATAAATACCATCAACAGCTTGGGTACACTGAGCTTAACATTTAGAAGGAGGGATTATGTCTGCCGAACTACAATTTAATGGAGTGACGGTAAAAACTCCTAAAGAATTCAGCGTCAGTATTTCAACAATTGACGCTGACTCCTCAGGGAGAAATGCAAATGGAGAAATGGTAAGAGATGTCATTGCTCAAAAAACAAAACTAAACATTAAATGGGGCCCTTTGAGTGACTCAGAAGTATCTGATATTTTACAAAGAATTAATCAACCATTTTTTGTAGTAATCTATCCAGACCCACAAATCGGAAGACAAAGAAGTAAAACTTTTTATGCTGGAGATTCTACAATGCCTTCTTACTCATGGAATGATAAGTTTAAAGCAATGAAGTGGGAAAACTTATCTGTGGACCTAATAGAAAAATAGGAGGACAAGAAATGCTTACTGTCTCAGATGATTTTAATAATGCTATGAAAGCAGAGAATCGAAGATTTGAGACTCGAATAAAAGTTGGTGATAAAGTTTTTACAAAAAATGATATCAATAGTTGGGTATATAGTAGTGGTTCGATTTCTGGTGAAACATTTCAAATAGGTTCAACATTTTCAAATTCTATAAAAATAGAATTTTGTTCAATACTTGAAAATATTAAAGAACTAACAGAAGTCACTGTAGAAGTAGGAATAGCAACTTATGATGCTGATTATCATTATGATAATATCCCGCCTGAAAAAGTGGGAAGTGCAAGAGTGGGCTATGCTAAATTGATTCATTATAAACCAACGGTTTATGAATATGTCTCAATTGGAACTTTTTATGTCACTAAGTGTGACCCAGATAGAAACGAGAATAAAACGACACTTGAAGCGAGTGATCGTTTTGTTTTTTTAGAAAATGAGTATGTTTCTGAACTAACCTATCCTGCTTCCATTCGAGATATAGCTTTAGAGGTTGCTAATAAAAGCGGTTCTGTCATTAATGAAACCAACTTTTCAATGATTAGCACCCAAAAAATAAGAAAACCTGAGGGTTATACTTTCAGGCAAGCAATAGGTTTAATCGCTCAATTTGAAGCTGGTTATGCAAGGTTTAGCCGGACAAATCAATTAGAGATCATGCAATTAATTGATCCTAAGTTTGCAGTTTCGCCAGCAGAATATTTTCAAAAGGGACTAACTAAAAATGAATTGATGTACAAAATAGGTGGGATATCTTGTACAGTACCTGTTCAAAGCAAAAGCGGAAATGAACAAGTTACATATTTAGCGGGTAGTAATACTGGTCCACAAATTGTTTTAGAAAATAAAGTAATGACTCAAAGTTTACTTGATGATATTTATCAGAAAGTAAAAAACATCAATTTTTATCCTTTTACTTTAAATTGGAGAGGAAATCCAGCGCTAGAAACTGGAGATTGGTTAACGCTCACTGATAGAGATGGTACGCCATTTAAAACTCCTAATTTGAGTTATACCCTAACTTTTAAAGGAGGGCTGACAGCAACTAGTTCAGCAAATACTAACTCCTCAGCTCAAACAGTATCAGCATATTCTCCACCGCTTAATCAAATTATTAAAGAGATTAATTCTCGTGTTGATGCAGCGGGTAAAAATTCAGTTTATGACGGAACAGAAGAACCTCCTTATCCCAAAGAAGGAGATATTTGGTTCAAAAAGAACGGTCCTGATGATGAAATATGGATTTATACGAAACTTGCGGACGGAACTTACGATTGGGTAATGACTACTTCTACAAGATTATCTGATGAAATTCAGGAAAAAATCAATAATTCCGTTCCATCTGATGAAATTGTCAAAACAATCAATTTATCACAAGAAATGGATGGTAAAGAGTGGTTAAAAATTACGGGTGCAAAAATTTGGTTAACCGATAAAACTCGAATAGATGATGCCATCATTAAAGATGCAATGATTGGTAATTTGAGCGCTTCAAAACTAAATGCTGGAACAATTAACGCTTCGTTAATTAACATCATTAATTTAAATGCTTCGAATATATCAACTGGAACCTTAAATGGGAATAATATAAATGTTATTAATTTAAATGCTTCGAATATATCAACTGGAACAATCAAAGGTAAAAATTTATCTATAGATCTTGACATTGGAGCAGTTCAATTTCAACATGGTTGTTTAACAGGAAATAATAATTTAATTCGCCTTGACATGGATTATAGTTATTTTCATTCATTTAACTCTAAAGGTTCAGGTTTTAGAATTAATAATGGAGAGATCAGCTTTTTTGATGGTTTTTTTAGCAGTACTTCAACACAGTTCGGTTCAATTGGTCTTGATCTTTTGTCTCCAGATCGTTCTGGAATAAGATTTGGTGGTGAAAAAGGTGTGAGGATTCAAGGCGGGGATTATTCGATATCGGTTGGTTATGGTCTCTTCGGAGATTATAATATTAAACTTAGCGGAAACACTGGAGTAACTGGTGATTTTTCTGTATTAGGCAAGAAAAATGCGATTCATGTGACTAGAGATGGTATCCGAGAAACTCCAGCCTATGAAACGGCTGAGTCATATCTAGGCGATATCGGAACAGCAGAAACTGGTGAAGATTGTACAGTTATCGTTCCTATAGAAGAACATTTTTCTGACGTCATTAATACAGATTATGAATATCAAGTGTTTTTACAAAGCTATAGTGAAGGTTTTGTTTATATCACATCCAGAGACAAAACCAGTTTCACAGTGCAGTCTTCTGTCCCAAATCTTCCATTTTCTTGGGAGATTAAAGGTAAAAGAAGAGGGTACGAAAACGACAGGTTGGTATTAACTGATATGAAGTTTGAAGAAGTTAAAGAAATTGAAGAACAAAACTTTAAAGAGGAGGAAGCATGAATAAAGAAATTGATGCAGAAAAATTGATTAATAAATTACTATCTAAGATTACTCAGTTAGAATTTGATAATGCTAAATTATCAGTATTAGTTGAAACTTATGAGCAAGAAAATTCTAAGGAGGTTGGCAAATAATGAGTTATGAAAAGCAAACTTGGAATAAGTATGATGAACTAAAAACTGAAGAAGAAAATATCGAAAATGGTGCGGTTGTTACTGACAATCGTATGAACCATATTGAAGAAGGTATTTATTCACATACGATAGATATATCCAACCCTCACAAAGTCACGGCTGCGCAGGTAGGGCTCGATAAGGTTGATAATGTTAAACAAGCTTCAAAAGTAGAGTTTGATTCTCATGTCAACAATAAATCTAACCCGCATGCAGTAACAGCTTCTCAGGTCGGAGCTTATACAAAAGCAGAGTCAGATGCTAAAGTTGCAGCAATTGGCGTAATCACCCCATATATGTATGGAGCAGTAGGCGATGGTAAAACGGACGATACTGTAGCAATCCAAAATATGTTT